ATGGGGGTATTTTTTTACAATCAAAAGAGTGATGATAAATCACCGAAAACTAAAAAGAGTCTTTACGGGCTCTTTTTTTTATACATATTTTTCATTTCAAGATATTCGCTCGGAAATCCCGCACTTTTATCCAAATAAGTGCAGGCTGTCTCTAAAGCCCATTCAGGATTTCTAGCCATATAAGATTTCACACTAGAAGGATTTTTTTTCATATCTTTCGCATAATCTACAATAGCATACCGATATACGGAAGATTTAAAATACATGTTATCTCCTAGATATAAATAGTGACACTAGATATATTTAGAAAGCATAAAAATGGCAACTTCACCAACAAATAAAAATATGTTAGGTCAGACTGGTTTTAGATTAGTCTTTGATCGACTTCCAAACGTTACTTATTTCTCTCAATCTGCGGAATTGCCTGGAGCATCTTTAGGAACAATTCTAAAAAATACTCCACTTATCGACTATCCAATTCCAGGAGAAAAGTTGACATTTGATCCATTCAATGTTACATTTAGAGTAGACGAAGATATGTCTAACTATGTCGAACTTTTCGATTGGATGGTAGGCATTACTGGCGTTTCCTCTACAGAAGAAAGACGATTATATGAAGCTTCTTCTAGAAACCAATCGATATACTCAGATGCAACCTTGATGATTCTCACAAGCAAATATAATCCAAATCTTAGAATCAAATTCAAGAATATGTTCCCTGAATCTATCACACCTCTAAGATTCGATACAACCGCATCCGATATAGAATACCTAGAATGTACCGCAAATTTCAGATATATAAACTATACTATTGAGAGGGTATAATATATGAAAATTGAAGATATTATGGAAGAGTGGAAAAAAGATGCTAAAATTGACGAAATCAACCTAGACACCTCCAGCATAGATATTCCAAATCTTCACGCTAAATGGCTTGAAATTAGAACAAAAGCAAAATCAAAACTAATAAAACTCCAATACACTAAAAAGAAACTCACAAAAACTCTATATGAATACTATAGAGGAAATCTAAATAATCCCGACGATCTAAAAGAAATCGGGCGAGAACCACTTCTCAATAAACCTCTAAATTCAGAAACTACGATATATGTTGATGCAGACGATGAAATGATCAACATAAATCTCCGTATTGCAGCGCAAGAAGAAATCGTAGAGGTACTCACAGAAATTCTAAAAAGTATCAATAATCGCAATTGGGTAATCAAAGCGGCTGTAGACTATAGGAAACTAACTCATACATGATTGAAATCGTTCCATATAACGAAACTTACATTCAAATCAAAACAGATAAAGGCGTGGCTATGGAACTTAAGGAAGAATTCTCTTTCTTTGTTCCTGGATACCGTCATATGCCTAAATACAAGTTTACACCTTGGGACGGCAAAATATACTTGTTCAATGCTCATAAAAGAACGATTTATAAAGGTCTTCTAAGTCATGTGATAGACTATTTCGAAACTAACGATTATCAATATACGATAGATGAAAGTCTAATAGAAACAGAAGAAATCTCACTTTTCGAAGCAGGCAAATTCTGTCAGTCTTTAGACCTGCCTATGGACCCATACGATTATCAGGTAGACGCTTTCTGCCATGCTGTAAGAAATAATCGTGCTCTTTTCCTTTCTCCAACAAGTTCTGGTAAATCTTACATCATATATCTTATAACACGTTTCTATGAAGGGCGCAAGCTTATTATTGTACCTACCAAAGGTCTTATAAAACAAATGCACACAGACTTTCAACAATACTCTAAAGGTACTTATGAAGGTTTAGACCATGAAAAAAAATGGAAAGATGGTGTCATATCAGATTCTATAGTGACTACATGGCAATCTATATATAAACTACCACAAGAATTCTTCGATCAATTTGATGTAATTATTGGTGATGAAGCTCATCATTTCCAAGCAAATAGTCTTACAAGTATTCTTGAAAACTCTCCTAACTGTAAATATCGATTTGGCTTCACAGGAACTTTAGATGGAGCTAAAGCACATAAAATGGTTCTTGAAGGATTATTCGGAAAAGTCTATCAGACAACTACCACAAAAGAACTCATGGAAGATGGTAAAGTAGCAGAACTTTATATCAAAATGATCAATCTAAAATATCCTGATAAGATACGACAAGCTCTAGCTAAAGCGAAATATCAAGACGAAATCAATTACATTATTTCCAGTAAAAAACGAAATAACTTCATAAAAAACTTGACATTATCACTAAAAGGTAATACACTATTACTATTTCAACGTGTAGAAGATCATGGAGAAAAACTATACGAAATTATAAAAGATGAAGCTACCAATCGTAAAGTCTTTTTTGTTTACGGCAAAACTAATGTAGACGCGAGAGAAGAAGTCAGAACAGTAGTAGAACAAGAAAAAGATGCTATCATCATTGCAAGTTATGGTGTGTTCTCTACTGGTATTTCCATCAAGTCTATCAATAATGTAATTTTTGCTAGTCCGTCAAAAAGTAGAATCAGAAATCTTCAATCTATTGGCAGAGGATTAAGAATTAGTGAGACTAAAACTAAATGTACTCTATACGATATTTCAGACGATTTCAAGTGGAAAACATGGATCAATCACACATTAAAACATATGCAGGAAAGATTCAAAATTTATAGCTCAGAAAAATTCAAAATAAAACTTTACAATGTAAAACTGAAATAGGAGAATAACTATGATGAATATTCACAATGACTTTTATAAAATTATAAAAACAAGTAATGGTTTTGTTATTGGTAAAGTTATTGCTACAAGTACTTCTGGCGTTCTGATTCATAAACCACAATTTGTAAATTACAATGAAGAAGAAGAAATGGTTTATCTAACAGATGTATTTGAAGGTCTTTCTATAAGTACGGAATATTACTTGTCTTATTCACAAATTCTCTTCAGTGGTTCACCTGATCCTCAATTGATTACAATGTATCAAACACACATAGGAGAAATCACTGAAGAAGAATATGAAGAAGAACAACAAGACAATAAAACATATCATTGAACAACCCTACATATAGAATGTAGCACCCTGTCAAGAGAAAGTCAAGCAAAAAATGAAAAAAAATCCAGAAAAAGTGAAAGAACATTATGTTGATAATAAAAAATTCTATGTAGAAATGATCCGATACCGAAACCAATATGATCATGCTATCGAAAATGGAACAGAAAAACCTAAAATGTCTGATTATGCTGGTTTAGCGATTTACAAGATTGCCAATCGATTAGCGAATAGCCCAAATTTTCGAAATTACACTTATCGCGATGAAATGATTGAAGATGGTATCGAAAACGCTATAGCTTACGCTCACAATTTTAATCCTGAAAAATATACGAATCCATTTGCTTATTTCACTCAAATAGTGTATTATGCTTTTTTAAGAAGAATAGCTAAGGAAGAAAAAAATCTTTACATAAAATATAAATCAATTGAAAAGTTCAACTTAGATAATGCTTTATCCGAAGAAGAGTTTGGAGAAACTATTACACAGAGTGAAAGTACTTTAGAGAAGATGAACTCCTTTATTGAAAGATATGAAGGAAAACATGGATTAAAAAAATAATAAATTAGGAGATATTTATTGAAGATAGCACTTATAACCGATACCCACTTCGGTGTTCGAAATGACAATCAAATATTTGCCGAATATTTTAGAAATTTTTATGAAACACAATTTTTTCCATATATCGACAAACACAATATCAAAACTATCATTCATCTTGGAGACCTAGTAGATCGACGCAAATATGTCAATTTTGTTACCTCCAATAATCTTTATGAAAACTTTATCAAACCTATTGAGGATAGACAGATTGACTTTCATTGTATTTTAGGTAATCATGATTTGTATTTCAAGAATACACTTTCTGTAAATGCTCTTAAAGAATTATACAGAAATAACAATTCTGTCAAGACTATTGATACACCTACTGAATTAGAATTTGATTCATTGAAAGTTTTATTAGTTCCTTGGATTTGTTCTGAGAACTATAATGAATGTTTAGAAAGTTTGAAGATCACACGTTCTGATATTGTTATGGGGCATTTTGAATTCAATGGATTTGAAATGCATAGAGGTTCTTTCTGTGAACATGGACTATCAATTGAACCGTTTGCAAAATTTGAGAAAGTATTTTCAGGTCATTTTCATCATAAATCCGAGAGAGGAAATATTCACTATCTGGGCTCTCCGTATGAAATGACTTGGAGTGACTATGATGATCCTAAAGGTTTTCACGTTTTCGATACTGACACTAGAGAAATAGAGTTTATACAGAATACTACAAGTATTTTTCATAAAATAGATTATGATGATTCAGAAATGAAGTTAGAAGATTTAGATGATATTGATTTTGAAATTTTCGAAAATTGTTATATCAAATTAGTTGTAAAGAATAAAACTAATCCCTATCTTTTTGATATGTTTGTCGAAAAAGTTGAAAAGGCTGGTGTTGCAAATCTGCAAATCGTTGAAAATTTATTTTATGTTGACAATGATGGTGATTCTGCTATACTAGATGAAGCTAAATCCACTCTAGATATTCTAGATGATTATATTTCTACAATTGAAACTAAAACTCCTAAAAAGAAAATCAAAAATCTATTTCACAATTTATATCAGGAAGCACTGAATAGCGAATGATTTTTTTCAAAACCATCCGATGGAAAAATTTACTTAGTACAGGAAATTCTTGGACTGAATTAGATTTTTCTAAAAACAAAAATACTCTTATTATGGGAGAAAATGGTGCTGGTAAATCTACTTTACTAGATGCACTTTCATACGTTCTGTATGGTAAAGCTTATCGAAATATTCGAAAGCCTCAGTTGATCAATAGTGTCAATCAAAAAGGTCTACTAGTAGAAATTGAATTCGAAACGGCTGGTAAAGAATATCTCGTCCGCCGAGGTATGAAACCTAACGTATTCGAAATTTATCAAAATGGAAATCTAATAGACCAAACAGCACGGTTGAAAGACAATCAAGACTATTTCGAACGCGATGTATTGAAAATGAATCACAAATCATTTTCACAGATTGTCATTCTAGGTTCTTCAACATTTATTCCATTCATGCAATTGACACCGGCCCAACGTCGAGAAGTCATTGAAGACCTTTTGGACCTTCAAATCTTTTCACGCATGAATGATGTTTTGAAAAAGAAAATTACTCAAAATAAAGATGATATCAAAGAACTAGAATACCAAATAAGATTGAATGAAGAAAAAATTGAACTTCAGAAAAAACATCTTCAAGAATTCGTTGCTAATAATAAAGCAATGATTGATCGAAAAAAAGAAAGAATTGAAGAGCTAAAAGGAAATATCAAGAATCTTTCTGAAAATGTCGAAAATCTTTCTAATGAAATCGAAATTTTATCTAAAAAGCTATTAGAAGTCGAAAAGCTGAATAAGAAGATGCAGAAATACGGTAGCGTCGAAAATCAACTTTTAGACAGTATGAGGAATGTAAAAAAGCGAGAGAAGTTTTTTCAGGAAAATTCTTCTTGCCCTACCTGTAAGCAAGATATTAGTGAGGAGTTGAAGACTGAAAAGCTTTCTCAGGCGGTATCTAAGCAGGAAGAAATTCGAAAGGGTCTTGAAATCCTTGAAAATCAGAAAGATAATTTGAGAGATAAAATTGAAAGGTTCAATGAAATTTCTTCACAGATTTCTTCAAAGAATATAGTATTGACTAAAATAAATCAAGAGATATATTCTAATAATCAGACCATTGAAAATCTTCGTGAAGAAATTGAAGAAGTCTCACAGGTTCATCCAGAAGACAATATCAGCGAATTGAAGAATGATAATGAAGTTCTTCAGAAACGAAAGACAGAACTAAATCAACTTCACAGCGTCTACAAATTAGGCAGTGAAATGTTGAAAGATAGTGGTATCAAATCTAGAATTATCAAACAATATGTTCCTATCATGAATAAGTTGATCAACCACTATCTAAGTCAGTTAGGTTTTTTCGTACAATTTGAATTAGATGAAAACTTCACTGAAACTATCAAATCCAGATATCTTGATGAATTCTCTTATGACTCATTCTCAGAAGGAGAAAAAAATCGTATAGATGTTGCATTGTTAGCAACTTGGAGAAAAATAGCTAAAATGAGAAATAGTGTAAGTACAAATCTTCTCATTATGGATGAAATTTTTGATGGTTCGTTAGATGAAACCGGAATTGAATGTCTTTTAGGGCTCTTTGATGAATCTTTCGAAGATAGTAACATTTTTATCATTACTCACAAAAAAGAAAGTTATGATAGATTTGAAAATAAAATAATATTCCAGAAAAAAGGTAATTTTTCGGTGATGATCTGAGTCTATATAAAAGATGTCACAAAGGAGTAATAAGGTGATAAATGTACCATTCAATCGTTGGCTAGGATTCATGTTTTTGAACTTAGTAGGGCTAGGAATTCTTTATTCGCATGGAGTCTTTGGTCTTATCTTAGCCGCAGATATTACCTTTCTTTCATGGATAATTATGTTAGTTTATCTACTCACTTCTTTAAGTATTGGAAGAAAGACTTATAATTATTCTTTTGGAAAATTGAAAGGTATTCCTATGAATACTAATGTTCAATGGTTTGTGAGGGATGAATTGGCTAATGTCGGTTTGATTGGAACTATCATAGGTCTTATGCTTATTTTAGGACCAGCTTTTGCAGCGATTGATCCTTCATTAGCTAGTAGTATCACGGAAGCTCTTTCATACATTTCTTTAGGTGTTGGTACTGCACTTTGGACTACTGTAACTGCACTTGTAAGTTCTGTCCTTCTCGGCTTTCAATTAGTCAATCTTGAAAGAGCACAAAAGAGTATGTAATGTCTTATCTAAATCGTAGAAGAAAGTCAAATTCATTTACAGACTTTCTATTCAATATCCTTCTAGTCTTCTTGGTCATGTTAGCAATTCTTCTTATGCTACCTAAAAAACCACAAGAAGCGGAAGGTGATATTCAAGTGAAAGCTGAATATCTAATTATTTTAACTTGGGATGAAGCTTCGACAGTCGATTTAGACCTTTGGATCAAATTACCATCAGATAGAATTATCTTTTTCAAACAAAAAAGTGGTCAAGGAATTCGATTAGAGCGTGATGATTTAGGCTCTATGAGTGACATGGTAGGATCAATAGTGGTTCCTATCAATGAAGAAATAGCGACAATTCGTGGTACTAGACCTGGTGAATATATTATCAATGCACATGTTTATGGAAATTCAGGTAACCCTATGTCTGAGTTGAGAGCATCTTTGAGAATTGTACAGTTGAATCCGTATTTTGAAACTTTCAAAAGCTCTCATTTATTTACTGAAATTGGGGAAGAACATACTTTCGTTCGAATAATCATTGATGATAAAGGAAAAGTGATCGAGACAGATACAGAATATTTTCAAACACTCGCAACAGGTGCTTTGTAATGGAAA